GGGCAGAGAGAAAATATCGTCCTTCAACATCTTCAAGAGCAACGCCAGATGCCAGCCTTTCCATTGCCTAATACGATGAGTGATTTTGTGAATGCTGGGTTTACGAATTATAGAAAATATTATTAGGTTAATGTATAATGAAAATAGTTGATGTTAAAAACCTTAAAATAGTCCCGCCAAAAAACGAGTCAGGTTCTTATGAAACCGCGCCTGATATGCCGAAGATGCATCAAGTGTGCGTGATTGTAGGGAAGCGTGGAGCGGGCAAAAGCGTGGCAGCAGTTAATCTTATTGAAAAACTTGGGTTTGATTATAGCATTGTTGTCTCTCCTACAATGGCAAGTAATAAAGAATTATTTAAAAGATTAAAAATAGAGCACTCTTTTGAAGACCCTGATGACCCAACAACGATAGACCAAATAAAAGAAATAGTATTAAATGAAGCAAAAGACTATGAACGATATCATCACGAAATGAAAGAATATAATTCATTAATGAGAGATATTAAAGAAGGAAAATATTTAGATGATAATATGTTATTAAAATACTTTGAAAATAATACGAATGGAATTAATGATTTTGTAAAGCCAAAACACAGGTGGAATGGGCGTAAGCCTCGCATTGCTGTCCTATTTGATGATATGCTCGGTTCAATGATGTATAGCAAACCTCGTAAGATTAATGCTTTAGCAACTTACTCAAGACATTTAGGTGGTTTAGAAGAAGGCGGCAGCATCGGCGTTTCTCTCTTCTTTTTAATTCAATCATTCAAGGCACAAACAGGGGGTCTTTCCCGTGTAATTCGTAATCAATGCACCTCGCTTATTTTGTTTAAAACCAAAGACTTAAAAGAGTTAGATGATGTTGCGGATAGTTGCGGAGGAGAGATAAATAAAGAACAATTTGTTAAAGTATATGAGTATGCTATAGGCGATGGTAAAAACCACGAGTTTCTTTTTATAGATTTACATAAAAAACCCGAACATCCTTCAATGTTTCGTCGGTATTTAAATCAATTTATTATGGTTGATGATTTAAATAAAAAAGAAAATTGATTTAAAAATAAAAGTTTATAAAAGTTTATAAATGCCAAAAAAAGACATTACTGATTATATTATATATAAAATTATTTGTAATGATGAAACTATAAAAGATTGTTATGTTGGTTCAACTTCTAATTTTAAAGTAAGGAAGTGGAGTCACGCAAAAAATTGTAATGGAAATATTGTTAATTATAAAGTATATCAATCAATTAGAGAAAACGGAGGTTGGGACAATTGGACTATGATTCCTATTGCTGAATATAAACAGATTTCTCTCGTTGAAAGTAAAATTAAAGAAGAAGAATATAGGATTAATTTAGAAGCAAAATTAAATAGTAAAGCAGCGTATAGAAGCGAAGAAGAAACAAGACAATTAGAACACGCACAAAACAAAAAATATTATGAAGCAAATAAAGAACAATTTTCACAACATAAAAAACAATTTTATCAAGAAAATAAAGAAAAATTAAAAGAAAGGAGTAGAATATGGCGTGAAAATAATCCTGAAAAAGCAAAAGAAGTTAATCGCAAATATAATCAATCAGAAGAAAGAAAAGCATATATGAAAGAATATAATAAACAATATCGTGAAAAATTAAAACAAAAATAATAATATTGAAATATATATATAAAATGGCATTTAGAAAAGGCGCTTTATCCGATAGAATGATGTTAATGAAGCATACAGAGCTTCGCAGACCACCAATTCATATAGCACACTCGCTTCATAGTATTTCGTTAGACAAGACAGTCTATCACGGAATAAAAGCATTACGTGGTGGTTCGCATATCAAATCAACTGGCACAGGCAGACATGATATTAATAATTTAAGTCTAATTACTCCTATTGATTATCGTGGAGGTTTAGACGCTTATAACAAAGAAGTTCAAGTTAAAAAGCAACATCCACCAATTGCTGATAAAAAGATTCCGAATGTTTCTGATAGAATTGAGAGAACATTACGTTCTATGTCAAATGGATCGGACGAGACATTTGAAGCATTAATTGATTTACTTCAATTGCGAACTGGTTTAAGCAAACAACGCTACCATTTTCACGATGGGGACATTTTAGAAGCGCTGAACCGCCATTACCGCAAATCACCAGAACAGCTTATGATCGTTGAGAACGCTTATAAAAACGCGTAACTTTGATATAAAAATAATTATCTATTGTATATATAAATATGAATGTCAAAGATATCCCTAGACACAAAGCAGAAAATCCATTTAATTATACAGATGATGATTTAGCAGAGAAAGCATTAGCACTTGAAAAGATGAAAACAATTTATAAAGACGTCCCACTTTATTACGCAGAACTTGTATATGATTTATGCAAAAACACACCTCAAGATAAAATTGAAGAAATTAAACAAAAAATTGAAAGCACACCATTTAAATATGATTATAGCAATCTTCAAGAAGAGTTGAATAAAGTCAAAGACCGCCCACCAAAAGTTGAATAATTTAATTAAAAACTATTATATATAATATTTGTAATTATATATAATGGCGCAGACTTCTAGATTTGAAGGACAACAGATTGTTAATAGTATTAATTTTTTTGTTGATACGGAGCGAAGCTCTATTGTAAGTGATACACAAAGTAAAGGTGATGATGTTCATTATAATTTTGAGGGCAATACTATTGAATGTAAAGACGGCGAAGTTATAAGAGTTTCATTAGTTGATTTTCATATGCCAAATAACTTATACAATATTGATGCGCGAAACTCACAGGGAACTATTATATGCTCAGTTAATGGAACAGCAATGGCTGCTGGTCAAGTTCATAATTTGCTAGAACGTGGTAATTATTATGATACTGATGATATAGCCCTTAATTTTGCGACCAACTTAGCAGCTCGCTTAATAGCACTCACAGGAATGCCTGCTGGAATAACACTAACTAGTATTGTTAATAATAATTTAGTAGCACAAAATACAGCAGTTCAACATTTTACTAATGTGGTTGGAGCTTTATCTCCCCTCCCACAGCTATTCACAACAGCATTAACAGGCAAACCAGAAAAAAAACTATTAGATGTTACACTTTCATTTAGTGTACCACATACAATTACTAATTTAAAAATCAGTTGCCAATCAGCAAACGGCGAATTATATTTAGTATTAGGTGGAGAGCGTGGAGATAATGTTAATACACTAGATAATAGTTTTAAAATTACAACAACATCATCCACTATTAGAGTTCAAGGTTATTTTCCAATGCAACTTATCACAGAACCACATGTTTATTTACGATGCACATTAGGACAAAATGGTTTAGAAAGTTCTATTTTAGCAAGTGATGAAACTGTATATAATAATGATATTGTTGGTTCTAATATTTTAGCAAAAATTGCTCGCACAACAGAAAGTTTTAGTTATGCGGGTAATCAATCACACGAGTTTTTTGTTACACTTCAACAAAGAAAATTAAATAGCATTGGTTTATTTTTAACAGACAGCAAAAGTCGTCCATTAAGTCGCCCAAAAAATTCTGGAAGTGGAACAGCCGCAGGTTTAGAAACAACAACAACAAGTGAAGTAACTTATGAAAAAGAAACACAATCAACAAAAGGCAATTTATATTTTACAGCAACGCTTAGAATTGATATAGTAAAAGTATATAATCCAAATGTATTACAATCTGAACCGCCAGCAATGCCTCCATTTCCAAGTCGCGCAAGTGGAGTTATTAGTTTTGGAAGTCCAACAGGCTTTAGATAAACCTTTTTGATTGTTGTTTTGATTTAAAACTTTTTTTAAAAGTTTTAAGTTTTGAAAATTAAATTAAAAATTATTTTAATATCTGGTATTTATATATAAATGTCAACGGGGTTGCCTCCGAATGTTTCGTATTTTATGTCCCGTTTAATGGGTGTCTCAACTTCTCACTTCAAGATTTTCCCACAGAACAGCGGGTCTCAATCCGCTAACAAAATCATTAGATTTGAGCTACCAAGTAATACTCTTTTAAATCTTAGGTCATGCCGAATGCTTTTTAATGTTACTACTACATCTTCAAGTGTCGTTGCGCAAGCTCGCCTTCCTAATGACACTCGCTCATTTGTTGACCGTATGGCTGTTTATATGGGTGGTGTTTTAGTTCAGAACTCGTTTTCTAACTACAATACTTTAGTGCACGCTAAAAAAGCGCTTGGCGCTGATAGATGCTCGGACACTACTCTAACTCACCCAGAAATTTGCCGTTCGCATTCATACCACACAGGAGCTGCTTTTGATGCTGGAGCAACAGCGGTTGAAGCTCGTCACGAATCTTATGATTCACTTGCTAATCAGTTAGCTATTGTAGATTGGGAAGGTTTCTTAGGAACAGCGGAGCCAGGAATTATTGATACTGGTTTATTTCCCCAAATTACTATTGAAATTACTTTAGCTGATAATGTTATATTACCTCAAGCAACTTGGGCGGCTACAACAACTCTTGCTTTAGCAACAAGTGCCACTACTGGCGGTATTGCGGCGGTAGGTGCTGGAACTGCGTCTTACACTATGGATAACATCACAATGCAAGTTGAAGTTCTTGGAATGGCTTCGTCTGTATTAGATGAAGTTGTTGCTCAGCGTGTTTCTCAGGTTGGTTATTTATCTATTCCATTTAAAAATTATTTCTCATTCTCATCGTCGCACTCGTCTACATCGCGCTTTAATGTAAATAGTGCGTCGTGGGACCGCCTATGGATTGCTTGGCGTGATGCTAATGGTGGTTCGGTTTCTGGTGCTGTTCCTGTAAGTGGTTATAAATTAGCAGGTGCTTTTGCAGCTGGAACTTCTGGTGGATCTCCTACTGTAGCTATTGGTGTCCCTCAATACGATAGCGGTGGTTCATTAGACACAAACAAAGAAAAATATGTTGCTCGCTATTTCAACTTTGTTGAGCCACTATTAGCGGGCCAGACTGTTTCTAACTATCAGTTACAGATTAACTCGGCAAATTACCCTGCCTACAAATTAACTGTTCCTGAAGCGTATGCGCTAACCATGAACTCCATTGATGTTTATGATAAAACTCGTGTTATGTCATTAGACCAATATCGTGATAACTACTTCGTCCAGTGCTATCGCTTCTGCCTTCCTGAGTCGGATTACTCGCGCCTTTGCTCGGGTCTAGACACGCGTGCCACATCGGCTCAGTGTGCGCTTGTGACAGAAAATGTAACAACTAGCACTCCTTGCTTTATATTCGCGGAGGTTACAAGTGAATTAAGAGTTGCGAATCGTGCCATAGAGGTGATAATTTAAAATGAGAAGTAATAATTATTTATTATTTCTAAAAAAAATTGATTTAAAAACATATTTATATATTAGATTATATAAATATGACAGACAATGGTGAAATGACACAATATTATTTAAAATTAGTAGAACGAGACAAAAAAAACAAAGAAAGGATTAAAAAATATAATCAAGAGCATAAAGAAGAACATAAAGAAAGATGTAAAAAAAACTATTATAAAAATCACGAAGAAAATCTACAAAAACGAGCCGAGTGGCGACAAGACGAAAACTATCAATTAATGATGAAAAAATATAGAGCAAGTGAGGCAGGAAAAAAATCAGCACGAATTAGCTGTTGGAAACAAAAGGGAGTTATTAGCAATGATTATAATGAGTTATATGAGAAATGGAAAAACACAACTCATTGTGAAGAATGTAATGTTGAATTAGTTGAAGGCAATAATGGAAAGAATAAAAAAATATTAGACCATAACCATAAGACAGGAGCATTTAGAAATATTCTTTGTCATAGTTGTAATGTAAAACGAAGTTTTGAAGATGATGGAATTGTAAGGCAAACAAACGACCAATATAATCAAAATAGAAGATGGAAACGATGGATAGAAGACTTCCGTTTAAAAAATGATTTAAAAAAAGGTTTCAAAGCATTCTCTCAATTTTAAAATTATAAATCTATAAAATTTATAATATTAATATATATAAATGAACTATAGCACACTAAACGGAGCATTTGGAGCACAAGAAGGCAATTATAGCGAATATTTTCCAAGACAAGCAACTAATGAATTAAACATTAAAAATAACAATGTTCGTAGTCCATTAGAAGGATTAGGAGACCGATTACTTTTTCCAAGAGATTTAAATGATACAGTATCAGCACGCAACCCAGCCAAACAATTACTCAATTTAGATTTTAATCCATCTCAACATTTCTCTCGTGTAGAAGCATCACGAACTGCTAGCATGTATCCTCAGCAGGGTTATGCTCGCAACCAGCCATTAGGATTGGCGTTTGACCCAGAACACCCACTTAATCTTCCAGTTATGCCTATTGCTGGTTATTATGATACAATGCAAAAAAATATATTAGGCAATTTAAATTAAGTAGCCCTCCTTTGATATAAAACTTTTTTAAAGTTTTATATGTATATATATAATAAATGAATTCAAAATATGCTGGTTCAATGGGATTTCAACGATTAATAAAAACAATTAAAAGTGCTGGAGGAGGAGGAGGAGCGCCAACAGCAGATAGTATAGATAGTTCTCACATTATAGATGAAGCAATAATTAACAATGATATAGCCAATGGAACAATAACATTTAATAAGTTACATAGTGATTTATTAAGCGCAATAGCAGGACAAATAGCAGTTTTTGAACTTACAAACAATGCCAACAGCGTGGCAGCTTTTGAAGCAACATTACGTTATGATAATCCAAATGAGGACCCAGCTAATAGTAATGATGATTATATTATTATTTTTTCAGGTGAGCGTGTTGAAATAGCAGACACAAAATATATAGCTTGTGTTTTACCAACTGATTTTGCTCCAAAACAATTTGAATTAATAATAAGCGGACCAGATAGTTATATTGAAATAGACCAAATAGGCGCAGGTCTTGCTAATCCTGAAAATGGAATAATGAATGCGAATGTTGACTCAATCAGCAAAATAACATTTGATATAGCGCGAGGTCATCAAAATTATTTAGAAATGATTATACTCGTTCTTAGTCCTTAGTGTGGGTTTCCTTTTTGTTTTATAAAAAGTTTAATTTTTTATAAAAGCATAATATATATAATGCCTAATGACCCACGAGTAAAGTTTCACAAGGGTGGTAAAGTATGTAAGAAAGATATAGAATATTTAAGAAAGCATCCAGAGTGTATTGGAAATAGATATATTGGAGGTGTGATTGGAGGTGGAGGAAGACTAAGGTCAATATACGAGGACGGCACACCAACAGACGAAGGTGGAGGAGACACAGGAGGAGGCACAGGAGGCGGAGGTGAAGGTGGAGGAGGGGTTGTTCCTTACACTCCGCGTGACATTCCAGCAATCCCACAAGCAGTAAAACCCACTTTAGACCCAGGTGCCATATCTGGAATTACAATTGGTTCAGTTGCTGCGGCTGCTGCTTTAACCGAGGCGGCACGACGAACCCTTAATGCGCAACGACAACGACAACAAGGTTTCACTGAAATTTCACAAAAAGATTTGAGTAGCAGACAAAGCGGATCGAGCAGAAGAACAGCGAACAAACGAGCAGCGGCACGTGGAGCTAGCGGAGCTATTTCAAGAACAATTGAAACAACCGGTCAAGCATTTGAGATGATGACACCAACACGAGCAGCAGGCTATAGTCAAGTTCCAATTCAAGCAGAAATGGTGCTACCAAGTGGAGCAGTAACACCAGTGGCAGACCTTCAACGAGCATCAAGTCGTTCATCAAGCGGAGCATCAACTCCGTCACCAGCACCAGTTATAGAAGATATTAATGCGTTAAGAAAAGCACAAGTTCGTGCAATAGAAGAGAAATTTAAATTACAAATAACTCGTGCAGCAGAAGACGTAGGACCTGATAGATTAAGTTCTATTTTTCCAACTGAAGAAGGAACATTTGGAACTGAATTAAGATTACCAGCGAAGGAGACACCCGCAATCCCACAAAGACCAAATGAACCTATAAATTTAGAAAAAGAGCTTGAAGTAAGACTATTAGAACTTCAAAATCCAAGTATTAGTGAAGGACGCTCTAAAACTATACAAAGCGAGATTAGAGTTTTAGAAAAACAAATTACAGCTTCTGGAGTCCGCCGCACATTATCACTTGAAGAACGTATTAATTTAGCCATGAATACACCTATGCCAAGTGGCGCAGAACGAGTACAAATAGCTCCTCCGCCAAGTGGTATAGCTACACCTGAATTAATAGCAGAAGAACAAAACTTATTATCAAGACTTTCGGATAAAAACTTATCTGCCAATGAACGAAGTAAAATAAGTGAACAAATACAAGATATTGAGATGCGAGTATTTTTTAATAAATTAGAAACATCAAGAACAAATACTTTAATAGATGAGGCAGTGAATAAAATAATAAAACAAAATCCAAACATATCAGCTGAAAGGTTAGCAGTAGAGACAGCCTCGGCAGAAGTAGATATAAGACAAAGACAATTAGCAGAAGCCACAGCAACACGTAAAGAGGCAATAAAACTAAAAGCAGAACTTCAGTTGGAAGTAAATAGACTTAGAGCAGCAAGGAGGGCTGCGGTAGTAAAAGAAACAGCGGAAAAAGTTTTTGGCATTACAAAAAAAATAGTCCCAGAAAGACCAATTGCTAATAATCCAGCAAATGATAGAATAAATGCGGCGCGACCAACATCAGAAACTGAATTGTCATCTTTATCAGCACACGAACAACGCGTACAAACAGCACTTGAAACAATACTTAAATCTGAAAAACCAGCACCAGCAGGGTCTGCGGCAGCGATAGAACGAGAGAATTTAGTAAGTCCAGGCGGTTCAAGCAATGTTGAAGTAAAAGCACGAGGACCTACAACAATGGAACGAGCAACCGCAACATTACAAAGAGCAACTTCGCGCAAACCAGCAACTCCAGTTGTTAAAATAGAACCAATTCCAAAACCACCAAAACCACCACCAGTGCCATCAAATCAGGCAGCATTAGAACGCGCAAGAACAGCACGCGCAAGAGCGGAATCTGCTTTAACTTCAGATGTTGAACTGAATCGATTAACACAACAACCTGTAGAAACGGCATTAGAACGCGTAACCGCTTTAAGCACAGATAGACCAGCACCAACACTTGATGAACTACGAATAATTGGACCTGAATTTTCAGAAGCACAGGCAGCAGGAGTTGGATTTGAATTAGGAGATTCAAGAGGTCCCGCAAATAGAGAACGAATTAGACAATTTATAGAAGAACCAACAGCACCAGAACCACCGCCACAGCGTCCACCAGTAGAACCACCAGCACCAGTAGAACGAGTACCAGAGCCTTATGAAATAAGTGGATTTGAATCAGGAACTTCGAGTGAAGCTACAACCCCAGCACAAGTAAAACGCCCAGTAGCAGTAGAAACAGAAACATCAGTTGATAGATTTAATAAGATTTTTAACACAATGGTAGAAGGTCATAAAGCTGCTGGATTTCAAATACCAGAGTCACTTCCAGGGTTACACGGCATAGAAAGACAAAAATATATTATGGATGAAATAATTAGAGAAACAGATAAAGCAGGTAATAAAATAACTGAAGCAATAGACACACCAAAAGAAAGAATACTTACACCAGAAGAAGCATTTGCCAAAATAGAAACTGAATATACTAAAGCATTAAATGACCCAAACACACGACGACCAGTAGAAGCAATAGCACCAGAAGAACATATAGGAACAGCGGTTCCTAAAGGAAAAAAAGGAAAATTAACTAAAAAAACAGGACTTTTAGCAACTGAAGAACAACGCTTACGACCAACAGCATTAGCAGGAGAAGTACAAGGAAGAGTGAGAGCAGGAGCGCCAGCAGAAGTAAGAGCAACAGCACCTGAAACACGAGTAGCAGCACCTGAAGCGCGAATAGCAGCATCTGCTCCAGAAGCAATGTCTGCGCGTTCAGCTCTTGCTCCAGAATTGTCGGCACGAACACCAACATTAGCACCTCCAGAACCAGTAGCACGAGGACGAGTTCTTTCACAAGTTCAATCAATAAACACAACTGGAAAACCGCTACCACCAACAGAAACACCAACACCTTCACCACCCCCATCAGCACCAGAGTCTGAAGTAGCAACACCAAGAGAAGGCATCGTTAGAGAGCGAACACCTGCCGAGCGAGCTGCTTTTGCTGAAGAAGTTAGCGCAGGACTAAGTAAAAAACCTTCGCGAGCAAAAGCAAGAACTACTAATGGTAAAACAAAAACAACAACTAATCCATTAGAGAGATTTGTAGCTCCAGAATTTCGCAATGCGCCAAATTTTGAAATTCATCCAGGTGCTAAAGGATTGCGAGGTGCGCTAAGTGAATTAGGTGCGCGTGTTCCAAGATTAGTTCCAACGCGACAAGTTTTATTAAATGCTGGAGGAGCTTTAGCAGCCGAAGGAGGAGGTATGGTTGGTGGTTTTTTTGCTGGAAGCGAAGCAGGAAAAGCAATGGCAAAATACTTTGCTACACATCCGCCAAAAAATAGAGGTGAAGAGTTTGGACAAGCATTAGCAACAAGTATGGTAGCACTAGGTGTTGGTAATTTAGTATCAAAAGTAATAACTTATGTTATAAAACAAGGAATACGAGTAGCCACTGGCGCAGCTATTTCAGGTTCAATTAGTGCTGCTGGAGTGGGTGGAGGCACAGCAATTCTTGAAGCCGCTTTATTTGCTACAGTAGCCACAACCGCCCAATATTTTACAACAAAAGCATTAGAAGATGCTGGATACTCCCATGAATACTCTCGGTCTCAAGGGTCGTTAGCAGCCACAACCGCATTAATGGAATTAGAAATGGCTTCGTGGTTATTAAAAGGCGGACCATTAAATCCAGAAGCAAGTGTCTCCTATATAGTTTCCGAATTATTTATTATAGGTTTTGGTGTTTGGTCTTATTTTGAAGAAAAGAAAGAAGGTGCTGAAGAAGACATACAAGAAGCCGAACAAAGAGAAGAACAGCAAAGAGCAATTCGTGAGCGACAAGAAGCTATTGATACACTAAATAGAAACAATGTTAAACGCTCTGAATTTATGATAGCATTAGAAACACACGATTATGATTTTGATAAACTTTATGCTACATTAACAGAAGAAGATAGAATAGCGATGAATATAAATACTCCTGAAACTAAAGCAGCATTTCAACGCCAAGTTGAATCGGCATTTGACCCATTTAGCATGTTTGAAACTCCTGAAAGTGGGCTAGTAACACAACCAGTATTAGATCCGCTAGAACTACAACGCCGTGAAGTTTTTAATAATTATATTAATTGGTATCTTGGAGAACTAAGAGGCGACACTCAACCACCTTTTAATTTTGATGACCCTAAAGTTCGTGAATTAGATAATTATAGTGGAGGCACTTGGAGAAGTGCGGCACAAGTTAGTGCTACAACAAGTCATATGCAATCGCAGCGAGTTCATCCATTAATAGAAAAAGCACAAAATGAAATAGTCGAAGCTTTTCATAATGAGCGTAAAACAATTGATGAAATGGATCCTGTTACAGTTCGCTATGCCAATTTAGATCCTAATTTTGCTGAGAATTACGAAAAGTATATAGTAGCTGAAGCACAATCACAAATATTATTACAATTTAATGAAACACAACACACGTATAATGATATGGATCCTAAACTTGTAGAAATTGCTATGCGAGACCCTAATTTCCAAGGGGCAGCCGATGCTTATTATCAAACATTAGCAAATCAAGCACGTGATTATAATTTAACAATAAGTCAAGTAGCTCACTTAAACTCATTGATGGAAAATGAACAATCAGTTGAACTTGGAAAATTAAATGATGCTAGAATGTTAATAATACAAAAAAATATGGCAGAAAATCAAGCTCAAATAGATGCTTATAATGCTAACATATTACGAGCAATAAATGTATATGGGGACAACTTTGAAGCAATTATACGCAACATCAATGAGCAATCACTTCTCTCAGGACATACATTTTTATATGCTTCTAACAAGGCAGATTTATATAGACAACTTCATTTAGAAATGCCTGAATTAGAATTAATTGACCCAGACGATGAATTAACTAAAGGACCTGATGCTACATGGCACCCAGCCAAAGGTAGGAAACTAGGTGATACCGCATTGTATGGTTATAGATATGGTTTAGTAGATGAGCAATATCAAGAATTATTAGACATGATTGCGAGGGGTGAAATAACTTGGGCTGATGAAGAAGACCAAGCACGCATTATAAAAGAACGCGATAGATTTAAATATGAGGAAACAGATAAAGAGCGTGCGGAGAGTTTAGGAATGACACTAACTGAATATTACGACAAGTTTGGAATACCAGTAGACCCATATGAAATGGAAATTGTAGAATTTGATACAATAAAACAACCACCGACAAATGGAAGAGTGCGACAACCTGATGGATCTATTTATACTTATAGAAATGGAGTATTAGTTAATAAACAAAAACCAACTAAAGCACCAGTAGTTCCTTATGACCCATCATTAGAAAAACAACCAGATGGTGAAATAACAATGCCTGATGGTTCTGTTAGAACCTATGAAGGTGGTAAAGTTATAAAAGTACGTTATCCTGCTGGAACTTCACCAAATCAAGCATTAACACCAGACCAAATTAATGCTCGCGAAGGCATTATAAGTTATAATGAACTCCAAACACTTTATCCAGACGCATATCAAAGCTTAGTCAGGAAATATGCCGGAGACCCTGATGCGGATGCTAAGATTGAAGCAACATTAAGACGAGGACATAAAACACAAACACAAACACAAACACCAACACAACCAGTTTCAAATGTATTATATAATGGCGAACGAGTAATGCCTGATGGAACAACACGCTATTATGAAGATGGTAAGGTGACAATGATAAATTATCCATTTGGTTTTCCGAGAGAACAAATGATAACAGACCTTAAAACTCTTAATAGAAATGAAGGTCTTTATTATGAACCAACTACAACAGCACCAGTAACGCCAACAGAACCAAGCGGAGAGCCATTAAAAAATGGAATAGTTAATATGCCTGATGGTTCAACGCGAATATATAAAAATGGATTAATTACTGAAATTAGATACCCTGTGGGAGCGCAATTAGGTGGTGGTCAAAAATCAGTTGCTCAAATAAATGCCGAAGAAGGACTACGAACTGCGTCATATAATGGACCAGGAATAACACCAGTAACACCAGAAACTCCAACTACTTCACTTCAACAGGGGCTTGTTAAAATGCCTGATGGTTCAAAACGAATGTATGTAGATGGAAAGGTTGTGTCGGTTGCTTATCCTGATGGAGTAACAGGACCAACAATTAATGAAATTAATGCGGCAGAAGGAACAAAAGAAGCAGCACCGAGAATAGAAAATCCAATGGACGCAGTAAATGATTTATTTAAAGGAAAGACACCAAAAGAACCAGTAGCACCAGCACCAGCTCCAGCACCTGAAGAAGATGTAGTATTAGGAAATAGATTAGATAGTTTAATAGGAAAAAAAACACCAGCACCAGCACCAGCACCAGCACCAGCACCAGCACCAGCACCAGCAGTGCCAAATAAAATGGATATTATAAAGGGAACACAAGCACCAGCAACAGCATCTACAAATTAATAATTTATAATATTCTGTAAATAATATAAATGAAAAAGCCAGAAGATGAAGAAGAGAAAACGGCTGACGAACCACCGCCAGAAAATCCAGCAATTGCCGCATATCGTGCATCAGGCGATGCTGACATGGGCGCGGCAGCAAAACTATCATATCAGCATGAATTAAATATAATAAAAAACAACTCAACAGCAAATCAAGAAACAAATAAATTAATAACAACAGCACTTGGCGATTCTCACACATTAGTTCCAGAGTTTAGTGACCGAGATGCTTTGACAATAAAAAGACCAAATGGTGATTATATTTTAGCAATAAGAGGAACAAGACCGACAAATATTTCGGATTTAATTTCAGACGAACAAATATTAATAAACAGTAAAGTAAATAGAGTTGAAAAAGTAGATAAAATATATAATGCGTTAAGAGAGAAAAACCCGAATGCTAAAATCACATTAACAGGACATTCTCTCGGCGGATATGTGGCGAACGCGCTGGCTGATAAGTATGAGTTTAAAGATAAAAAATTAGATATGGTTGGATTTGATGTGGCGGCTTCGCCCCTTGGAATCCCAGACATGTTGATTCAAGGTGTGGCACATCATATTAAACAGCCATTGCTTGGTGGAAGTGAATATGGAAATCATAGAATATATTTAACAGATACTTTTGATACTATTAGTGTAATAAATAAATATACAAATTATGATGATGATATTAAAATATTGCCTCAACGAATTTCTAGAAGTAATTGGTTTGGTTCTCACTCTATAGATAATTATGTAATTCAACCAGCACAAAAAGTAATGAAGGCAGTAGTTGTAATGACACAGCAAAAGAATAAAA